TGCAAGCTGGCTAATATGACGTGGTTCGGTAATGACGAGATGGTCACAAACCACAAGGTCGAGGATGGGGAGTGCTACGGTAGGTTTGATATTGTTGATAAATAACCGCAATGGTGATATAATTAAATAATCTTCTGCGGGGGTTGGGCTCCTCCTTCCCAGCCCCCGTCTTTTTAAAGGGATAATATGCTGCCGACATTCAAAGAGATGGTCCAGGCCACAAGGGAAGCACACCCCGAACTATTTACGACGAAGACCCAGGAGAAGCTGACCATCCTGGAGATCAAGCGGCAATATAAATTATACAACGGTGCGATGAAGTCAATGAAGCGGCAGAGGGTGAACTAATGGGTAAAGGTAGCAAACAAAGACCCACAGACCGCAAGAAGTACGCTGAAGGGTATGAGCGGGTGTTTAGAGGCTCAAGGAAGCTAGACCCTTTTTTCGAACTATACCATTTTGATGTTGATTTACATGTAAAAGCCGGGAGTGCTACAGAGACATGCTGTGGCGCTAAAGAGTGTGATTGCAAATCAGGCAAACACGCCTGCTGTTCGACATAGGGAGATAACATGAAAATCACAAAGCAACACTTCAACGGATTCGCCGCAGGGATAGCAGCCTCCATCATTATGTGGTGGGTGATGCTGGGATGAACGATATAGTCCAGTTGACCATAGAGTTGACCAGGCTCAGGATGGAACAGGTTCCGCACTTGGCGATAGAGAACTTCGCGCCAGAGTTGTATGGCAATCTATTGCGTGAGCAAGGTAGAGATGTCGGGCAAGAACAGCCGCAGGTGGTGGCTGATGTGTTTAATGCTCTAAGCGTATCGGCGCAGCATTGGCCGTCAAGTCAGAGTGATGGCATTGAAGGTGACACGCAGCAAGTGGTGGATAGCGATGAACGATAAGCAGCGCACATTCTGCAAGGAATACATGAAAGACCTCAACGGGACCCAGGCCGCAATTAGGGCCGGGTACAGTGAGAAGACCGCCAAGCAGATAGCAAATCAACTCTTGTCCAAACTTGACCTAAAGGAATACATAGCCGAACTCAAGAAGGAACGCGCTGAGGCTTGCGAGGTTGACGCTGAGTGGGTTTTGCGTGAGGCAGTAGACACATACCAAGCGGCGAGAGATAAGGACGACGTGAAGGGCGCTACCGGAGCCTTGAACTTGATAGGTAAGCACGTAGACGTTAAGGCGCTTGTTGACCGCAAAGAAGTTAGACACAGTGGCGAGGTTTCACTTTCAGAGGCAGAGCGACAAATCCGGGCGCGTCATATTCTTGAGAAGGTGGCAGAGCGTAAGGGGAAAGAGTGAAGGAAGCACTAGATGTCAACGAACTCTACCAGTACATGACTCCAGAGGAGCAGGTAGAGTTCGACAAATTGCTCACAGATGGTCTTCTGTGGGTTCCGCAGCCAGGCCCCCAGACAGACGCATATTATTCGGAAGCAGATATCCTTCTGTACGGAGGTGCTGCCGGCGGAGGCAAAACCGATTTAATCCTCGGGCTCTCTCTTACCAAGCACCAAGACTCAATCATATTTAGGCGTGAATCTGTCCAGCTTAAGGGTATCAAGAAGCGGATGGAGCGCATCATCGGTTCGCGGGATGGCTTTAACGGCCAAGACCTCGTGTGGAAACTCAAGACAAGTGATGGCATCAAGCGTCAGATCGACTTGGGCCACTGTCAACACGCTGGCGACGAGGACAAATATCAAGGTCAACCTCACGACCTGATAGCCTTCGATGAGTTGACCCACTTCGTGGAATCACAGTTTAGGTTTCTGATGGGCTGGAACCGTAACGCAGAAGATCCAAACCAAAGGTGTAGGGTTGTGGCATCAACCAACCCGCCAACAGGTGAGCAGGAAGACAACGCTGAATGGGTTAAAGAGTTTTGGGCACCGTGGCTAGACCCAGATCACAACAACCCAGCTGCCCCAGGAGAACTTAGGTGGTACGCATCTATTGACGGCCAGGACGTGCCGGTTGATAGTGGTGAACCTATCGAGCATGACGGTGAACTAATACAACCGCTGTCTAGAACCTTCATCCCTTCCAAGGTCCATGACAATGTGTTTCTAGCTAATTCTTCCTACGTCGCAACGTTACAGGCTATGCCTGAGCCGCTGCGGTCTAAGCTCCTTCACGGTGATTTCAGCGCGTCCAGGGGTGACAACCCTTGGCAAGTAATACCAACTGAATGGGTTAAGGCTGCACAGGCACGGTGGGAAGACAGAAGCCCAAAGGGAACCATGGATTCAATGGGCGTTGACGTGGCGAGGGGCGGCAAAGATGAAACCATAATAGCCGCCAGGCATGGGATGTGGTTTGACAGGCTGGACGCATACCCGGGCTCTGACACTCCCGACGGACCAAGCGTGGCTGCTCTTGTCATCAATAAGCGACGGGACGGTGCGCCTGTGCATGTGGATGTTATAGGTGTTGGGGCGTCGGCTTATGACTTCTTGAAAGACAACGCAACAGATATCATCCCGGTTAATGTAGCAGAGGGAACAGACGAGAAAGACCAAGCCGGTGTGCTTGAGTTTGGCAACGTGCGTTCGCTGTTGTGGTGGAGGGCAAGGGAGGCTCTTGACCCGGCCAACGACACTGGCATAGCACTACCCCCAGACGATGCACTTAGGGCAGAACTGACCGCGCCAAGGTGGAAGTTGGTTGGGCGCAAGGTTGCGATAGAGAAAAAGGAAGACCTTAAGAAGCGCCTAGGGCGGTCCACAGACAGGGCTGACGCTGTAATAACTGCGCTAATAGACACCGAAAAAGAAAATAGTGAACCAGTTAAGTTAGAGTTTGCACGAATGTGGACCTAAGTGGTATTATATTGCCATCACCTGTTTAAGAGGGTCCGATGGCGCGCAAATCAAAAACACAGATCAATGACGAAGTCCACAGTGAAGCCCTATCACGTTTTGAGCGGCTGAGTTCCGAGAAAGACCAAAGGGAGCTAGCCGTTGAAGACATGTTCTTCACGTTTGTGGAGGGCTACCAGTGGGAAGACGGCGTGGCACGCCGCTACATCGAAGCTGACCGCCCACGGTATGAGATTAACCGCTGTGAGCCTGTGGTGCGTCAAAATCTTGGTGAGTTCGCCAAGACTGACATTTCAATCAAGTACCGCCCCGCCTCCGGTGACTCCTCCAAAGACATAGCCAACACACTCAACGGCCTTACCCGTAACATCGACGCTACTAGCCATTCTAAGACGGCCTACCAGAACGCCTACAAGGAAGCGTTGGCCGGAGGGTATGGTGCTTGGCGCGTGAATACACGTGTATCTGATGACACGCTCTTTGGCGACCTGGACAGTCTGGACTCTGGAGCCTGGAATCAGGATATCTGCATTGAGCCTGTTTACGATGCTGCGTCCACCGTCTACTTCGACCCAGGCGCGAAGCTACAGGACAAATCGGATGCTCAGTGGGCATTCCTGGCGAAGTGGGTCAGTAAGGAAGGCTTCAAAGCCAAGTGGCCCAACGCATCCGCGTCCGATTTCCCTGAGAACAAATCACAATTCGGCAGATGTGAAAGCTGGTACTCTGGTGAGAAAATCAGGGTTGCTGAATATTGGGTCAGGACCAAAGAGACGCGCAAGATTGCCTTGCTGTCAGATGGCCGCGTGATTGACCTAGCCGAAAAGAAAGACGTTCTTGACGAGCTAGCACTACAGGGCGTTGAAGTAGTCAAGCAGCGCACCGTAAAGCGCGACAAGGTCCAGCAGTGGGTCATAAGCGGGGCTGAGGTGCTTGAAGGACCAACCGATTGGGCTGGCAAGTACATCCCCTTAGTCCCCATTTACGGCGACCGTACCGTCATTGAGGGCAAAGAGTACATCCACGGGATTATACGCTTTGCCAAGGACGCCCAGCGCATCAACAACTACGCAATATCAGCAATCGTTGAGAAGACCGCAACCAGTTCGCTTGACAAGATTGCGATGACTGGTGAGCAAATCAAGGGCCGGACCGATGATCTGAGCCGAGTCAACTCCGACAATAAGCCAATACTGGTGTACAACAAAGATGAGGGCTCGACGCCTCCGTATCGGATCGGCCCGTCCCCCATTGAAGGTGCGCTGGTAAACATCACTCAGCAGTCAACAAATGACGTTATACAGACTTTAGGCGCTGCCGCAGGGGTAACAGTACCGGAACAGTCTAGCTCTCTTGATACGCGCTCCGGTAAAGCCGTGATAGAGCAGAAGAGGACTGGCGAGTCAGGGACGTTCTCCTATCTTGATAGCTTCCTGACCGGGGTAGTCCACACTGGCAGGATACTTGCCGACCTAATCCCGAAGATTTACGACACCGAGCGGCAAGTAAGGATTATCAGCCCTGACGGGTCAGAAGACTTTGTGACCATCAACCAGACGGTTAAGGACAAGCAGACCGGTAAGAACGTGGTTATTAACGACCTGTCGCAAGGCAAATATGACATTGCCGTTGACGTTGGCCCTGCCTACGCAACGCAGCGCATGGAAGCCGCTGACAGGATGCTTGGACTTCTTGAGAAGGATCCGGCAATCACTGAAGCAGCCCGCGACATTATAATTCAGAACATCGATGTGCCTGGCTCTGACGAGCTTCACAAGCGCGTAAGGGCAATGCAGATTAAACAAGGCATCATCCAGCCCACAGATGAAGAAGTCAAAGAGATGGGCCTTGACCAACCTCAAGAGCCCACCCCTGCCGAACAACTTCAGATGATGGAAGCTGAAAGCCGTGTAAGGCTATTCGCAGCTGAAGCCGACAAAGCTGAAGCCGACGCCCTCAAGACCACAGGCGAAGCGGCCAAACTCCAAGCCGACGCCGCCCTTGTGATGGCGAAGGTAGAGAACACCCGTGCTGACACCCTCAAGAAGACCACAGAGGCGCAAGGTAACTTCCTTGAGAACACCGAGAACGCGGCTGAAATGGGTTTCGCCTACACCGAGCAGGACCACGACACACAAGTAGGCATGAATGACGCCGTAGAAAGCGCACAGCAAAGCATCAACCCCGGCCTAACAAGTGAACAGGCCGAAATCATAGGAGAGTCTTAAATGACCACCGAACAGCCCGCCGAAGAAGTCACAACGGAATCGGCACCCGTTGAAAGCCATGCTGAAGAAGTAGTGGAGTCAGCACCCACTGAACAGGCTGAAGCTAAAGAGGAGTCAGCCCCCTCCGAATCGTCAAAGGTGCAGGACAGGATCAACAAGATCACCCGCGACAAGTACGAAGCAATCAGGAGAGCAGACGAGCTAGAACGCAGGCTATCTGAAATCGAGGCGACAAAGCAGAAGGTTGAAGTCCCGCCGGTCCCAAAACTTGAGGACCCTGACATCAACTATGACGAAGCAAAGCTCGACGCCAAGATGGTTCAGAGGGCCGAGATTCTAGCGCAGAAGAAGGCAGAGGACCTTTACCAACAGAAAGTACGCGCCGAAGCACAAGCAGCCCAGCAGCGGGAACTTGCGAAAGTCCAAGCAAGTTATGACGCCAAGGTCGCAGAAGTGCTGAAAGAGCGGCCCGACTTTACTGACATGGTGCAGCCTTTGACCGGACTCAATCCTGACCTCCAGAATGCCATACTGAGGGACGAAAACGGCCCCAGATTGGCTCTCATGCTTGCTGAGAACTTGGACAAGGCTGACGCAATCAACCGCTTAGATGCAGTCAGCGCCGGACGTGAACTTGAAAGATTATCCGCACAGTTGGCGAAACAACCGAAGCCGTCAACTAATGCCCCGCCTCCTCCTACCACGATAGAAGGAACAGGGGCGCTGCCCGATGAAATGTCCAGGTACAAGAATCTGGACGGGGCGACATTTGAATAAGGAGCCAAATAATGGCTAACTCTATAACTTCCAACGTCTCTAGCAAAGTTGCCCAGATTTTCCTGGACAAGTTTGAATCCACTCGCGTTCTCACTAAGTCAATCAACACGCAAAAGCTCGAAGGCGAGTTCGACGGTGCCAAGTTTGGCGATACCGTATACATGAAGCGGCCTCACCAGTATAACGTCCTCTCGACTGCCGCTGGTGATATCTCATCGTCTAGCAAGTCGGACATCATCTCCGGCAAGGCCGCTGCTACCGTTCAGAATATGCTGACGGTTCCGATCACTTGGACATCCAAAGATGAAACTTTGAGCCTAAATCAGCTTGAAGATATTATTGCCCCTGCGGCTGAAGACCTCTGTATCCAGCTTGAGTCCACCCTTGGCGCGTACATGATTAAGAACGCTGGTGTGACCTACGGCACCCACGGCACCAAAGTAGACGCTTGGTCTGACGTTGCTGGCGCTGGTTCGATGTTGAAGGCCAACGGCGCTCCGATGGGCGGTGAGTCATACTACGCTATGAACCCATTCACCACTCAGAACCTAGCTGACGCTCAGAACGGTCTGGCTGGCAATGACCGCCTGATTGCCACCGCATGGGAAAACGCCCAAATAAGTACCAACTTTGGCGGTATCCGCGCACTCAGCACCAACGCGCTGTCCTCCTTCACCAACACCACCGCCGCTGACCTAGTTGGCGCTCTGTCAGCGACACCCACCGTTACCTACTTGGGTGCCAAAGACACCATGACCCAGACCTTGAGCGTGACTGGCTTCACCGCCTCTGCCACAATCAAAGCTGGATCGACCATCGAAGTCACAGGCAAGTACCGCGCCAACCCCCGCAATGGTCAGGCCATCTATGGCGCTGATGGGGCACAGGTCAAGTGGCGCGCTACCGTAACCGCAGACGTGACCCTGGACGGCTCCGGCGAAGGCGACATCGTTGTATCCGCAGCCGGTATCTACGAGTCTGGCGGCGCTTACAACAACATGACCTCCGCGCTGGCCTCTGGCGACGTTATTACCATCCTGGGCACCTCCGGTGTTACCTACCAACCCAGCCTCTACTACCACAAAGAGGCTTTTGGCATGACCACCATTCGCCAGGACAAGCTCAACTCCTGGGATACGATCATGACCACTAAGGACGGCCTGTCGATTCGCGTCACTAAGTACTCTGACGGTGACAAGAACACCCAGACCATCCGCTTCGACATGATGCCCGCATTCTCGACCTTCAACCCCCTGTGGGCTGGTCAGGCATACGGACTCTAAACTAACCGGTGGGGGGCTTCGGCCCCTCGCCTCTTTGGAGGCTTATAATGCTTCAGCAGTGGTACATTAAAGCAGACAATGAACGCGGCTTTGAAACCGTAATCATCCCGAAGGAAGAAGCGTTTGAATATCAGTCCAACGGGTATGTGAGGACAGAAGCCGAAGTCTTGGCGCAGTCCAACCCCGTAGGCTTCGCAGCCTTCACCAAAGACGAGCTTGAAGCCTACGCACTTGAGCATCACAACGTAGACCTGGACAAGCGCAAAACGAAAGCCAACATGATCGCAGAGATTGAGGCATTGGAAGATGGCGAAGGCTAGTGAGTTTGTAAGAGACATCCTTGAGGATGTGACCCAACTAGGCGCAGAGCAGCCGATTCAATCCGCTGACGCGCAAAAGACCATTCGCTACATGAATGACTTGGGTGAAGAGTGGGCGGCTGACGGGACGCTGGACAGTTACACCCTAATTGCTGGCCTGGGTGATGACGTATCCATCCCAGGCTATGCTAATGCCGCGTTCAAGGTCCACACCACTATACGGCTCCTGGAGGCGTTTGGGAAGCCTGTGAGTGCTGGGCTACTAGGAAGGGCCACAACGTCGCTCAGATCGCTACTTGCTAGCTCACAGCGCATAGACCCGGCCCAATTCCCCTCTACTCTTCCTGTTGGCTCTGGAAACGAGTGTAGAGCCACAGACAGCCGCTTCTATGATAGCGAAGCAGATGAAATAGCCCTTGAATACGAGGGCAGCGTATTGACTGAATCCAACACGGAGTAAAAAATGGGCGCTAACACTAAAATCAGCAGCTTTACCGAGATTCAAACGGTTGAAGATAGCGCATATTTCAACTTCGTGTACAACGATGTGAACTACAAGATGCGCGTCGACTCGTTTCTCAACTCGCGCAACCTCCTTGGCAAGATTGAGCAAGACGGGGCGGCTACAGGCACCCCGATTCTAGACATCACAGGAGCAACGTACAAGATACGCAATCTTGAATCAGGTAAAGGCATCCTGACGAGCGTGAGCGCAGAGAATGGCGCGACGATTGAGCACAACTTCACCCAGGACGCAACCGGCACGGCCATTGTAAGCGACATAGCCGACGCTAGCCCCACTTTCAGGAGCCTTGTTGAGGGTGAAGGCGTCTCCTTGACTGAATCAGGCGACTCAATCGAGATCGAGTTTACCGGCATCCCAACAGATGTGGTCATAGTCAACACACAGACTGACTTCCCCCCTGCCGTTTCAGGCGTGATAACGCTTGCCGACGATACGGCCTACCAAATCAGCGGCGACGTTGATATAGGGACTGACAGGATTGCCCCCGGTGACGATTCAGTTATCTACGGCACGGACTCAGCAGTATCAAGCCTGACCTACACAGGGTCTAACACCATGTTTGAAGGTTCGACTGAAGCGTTTAAGATCACCAAAATAACGCTTTCGTGCCCAAGCGCTCAGCTTTTTGACATAGATAGCGCGTCAGGCTTCGGGGTCTTCCAGCTTATCAATTCGACCGTGGCAGAATGCGCGATAGGTGGGGCATTCGCCAACCTTGCAGCCGTTCAGATGACTGACGTTGCATTCGACTCTGTGACAACTGAAGGGTTCACGTTCAACGGCTCGTTTGTTGTATTTGTTGGGACAAGGAACCTCTTCAATATCGACACAGGCACCTTCTTCAACCTTACAGGCTCAACCTTCACCTCTGGCTGGTCGCTTGAAACTTGTTTCTGCACACTCGCGGCGGGGACGACATTCCTCGATGGCAACGCGTCTTCAGGGAACATAGGCGCTGACGCACTAGGAACGCTGTTCAACACACGCTTCAGTGGTGCTGGTGCACCGCTTGGGTCGAACATAACTGTAGATGACGCAAGGTGGCAGTTCTTCGGCAATGATGCCATTCAGGACAGCCGGGCGGACGGTCTTCTGTCGCTCAACGCAAACGCCACTGCGACAACCATAACAATCTCAACCACACCAGTCCTGATTGCCGGGACGTGGACTGTTGAGAGGGCTGCACAATTCACAGGGACCACGGCAGGGCGGTTGACCTATAAGGGCGTGAAGAATGTTGTTGTGCCTGTTACAGCGTCACTCACAGCGCAGCCGGTATCTGGCACAAATAAGACGCTCACGTACCACCTGTATAAGAATGGTGCAGACATAGGCAACGCTGACCAGAGCAACAATATTGACGCAGGCGACCCAAAGAACACGTCGCTAGTGTGGCAACTTGAACTGGAACAGGATGATTACCTTGAACTGTATGTGTCAAACGACACGGATACCATAAACGTAGTAGTAAACAAAGCCATTTTCAGGGTGAATTAATGCCAGAGATACCGATTGACGGAGGCTTTTATCTTTCCGACTCGCTCCCTGTATCCGCACAGAGGCTAATAAACGCCTACGTCAACTTTCCGCAGACGCAGACAAACTCACAGGCTAACCTGTTTGGTACTCCTGGGTTGGTTGAGCTTGTCAGCGTGTCTGACATCGACACGTTGAGGGGGGCCCACGAACTAGCCGGGCTACCCTACTTTGTCATTGGAAACACGCTCTACAGACTAGATAGGACCGTTGGAGCTACCACTACTTGGGCAGCCATAGACCTTGGGACTATAGACGGCGAAGGCCCTGTTTCGATTGACGACAACGGGACGCAGCTTTGTGTGGTAGTGCCAGGGGTGGCGGCTTACGTCTACGACACCGGAACCACCATGCTCACAGAGATCACTGACGCCAACTTTGACGGGCCTGCAAGTTCAGTTATTTTCATAGATCAATACTTTAATTTTATCAAAACCGACGGCAAGAAGTTCTTTAATTCTCCACTTGGAGATGGTCGTGGTTCGCCATACGGCACAGCGTATGACCCGCTTGACTTCAACGTAGCCGACGCTGACCCTGATAACATAGTGGGCCAAGTCAACTACGGCTCAAAACTTTACATGCTGGGGAAGCAAACTACCCAAGGATTCACTAACATAGGGCGCACACCATCTCCTTTCGCTCCTGACAGGGGTTCGGTCATTGATATTGGCTTGTTTGCGCCGTTCAGCATCCAGAAGACTCAAAACACTTTCTACATGGTAGGCGGTGGTGTAAACGAATCACCCGCTATCTGGCAGTTCACCGGCAACGGATATAAGAAAGTCTCTACAACCGCCGTCGATACGCTATTGAATGGCCTGACAGACGATGAAGTTCAGAACATAACGTCATGGTCATACGCCAAGAAGGGCGCTTACTTTGTCGGGTGGAGCCTGCCTGATACGTGTATCGTCTATGACCAGGCCAGTAAGCGATGGCATGAGCGCCAATCGTGGTTTGACGACGGTGAGCAGACATATAGGGCCGCTGGGATGATAACCGCATACGGCGAAATACTCGTTGGCGACCTTAGAAACGGCACCATAGGCCAACTAGACGAAGACATCTATACTGAATATGGTGAGCTAATCCGTAGGACGTTCGTTGGGCGCTTCTTTGACAACCAAGGCGAGTCAGTCACGGTTAACCGCCTTGAAGCCATCATGGAGACAGGGGTGGGTAACTCTGACGTTGAAGATCCCCAACTAAGACTGTCTTGGACTGACGACGGTGGCCGCACCTTCACAGAAGAACGCTCACGGTCATTCGGTAAAGTGGGTGAATACACGTCCAGGGCTGTTTGGTGGCGTAATGGGAGTTTCCCACGCTCCAGGGCCTTGAGATTCCGCTATTCAGAGCCGTCAAAGTTCGTATTCGTAAAACTGGAGGCTGACTTTGCCTGATCCGTTGATAGCACCTAGCCGTATAAATTCCATTGTGCGCGAAGACGGGACGATGCATGAGCTTTTCCTGTCTTGGGTGGAAGATATAACGAGAACGGTCAACAATTCGGCTGTTTTGTCAGGCCCTGGAAGCCCTGAAACGGTAGTTGAAGCAAGCGTTGGCCGCTTCTACGTTGATACAGGGGCACCGCTGCTCTACTACAAGGCCACTGGAGACGGAGATACCGGTTGGGTCGCTCTTTAAAAATGCGGGTCTGTGATGACCTCCAAATAGTCCACGACATTATGGGCTCATTGTGGGCTGAGACGTGTGAGGATGGCGCAGATTGGACGCAATTCAAACCGCTGCCCATTGACCTATGGTGTGAGCTTTACGACCCAGAGAACGGCCTACAGACAGCCGTGGTCAGATTCAGGCAGTTTAACGGGACGACCCTGCAAATGTGCTTAGAGATGCAGGAAGATTACCGCAAGGACTACAGCAAGTTTGCAGCCGGAGCCATCCACGAATGGATACCGGCGAACATTAGCAAAGAGTATGAAAAGGTGATAGCCATGGTCCCTGACAGATTCCGTCATGTTTGTCTATTTTGTAGGCGCAGCGGTTGGGAGCAGGAAGGGACTTTAAAGAAAGCATGGAAAAAAGACGGAATTAGTTATAATATGAATATATACTCTAAAATGATCGACGAGATGGAGTAGGCCATGGGCGCAGCTGGAGCGGCAATAGGGATTGGCACCTCACTTTTTAGTGGGCTTGAATCCCAACGATCAGGTGAAAAACTAGCTGGGGAAACCGAAGAAAGCATAGAGTTTCTGTCCAAACAGGGGCGCTTGGGTGCTGAGGATATCTCAGAAGCGGCTAGGGCCGGTGTTGAAGCAAGTGAAGCCGCCCTTGGCGGTATCGCACCCATTCAACGCTTTGCTGACGTGGGCACTGAAGCATTCACAAGAGGGCGCGAAGGCATCCTGTCCGGTCGTGCAACCTCACCCGCAGCCAAAGCCATAGCAACAGGTGGAATGGAAGCGGCTAGAGGCGTAGGCGGCAACCTTAGCGGGGCTGTCTTGCGAGGCGTTGAGCGTCGTGCCCGCCTTGCCGGTGAATCCGTCCAACCTATCTTCGAACGTCAGCTGTTCCAACTTGGCACACGTGCCGGACTTCCCGCCGTTGGCGACATCACAGGGATCAAGCTACGCCAAGCTGAAACCGCAGGCGACATCCAAAGGCAATCTGGAGCGCAACAGGCCGGGGCGCTGATAGGTCAAGCGCCAGCGATCGGACAACTAGCCGGACGCGCACAAGAAGCCCGTCTCCTTGGTGAAGCCGGAATGCGCCAAGGGATCACAAGCGCAGCACAACAGGCAGCGCAATACGTAGGGAGTCGCTAATGGGTGCCGCTGGTAACGTCAGAGGACTTGCTAGGGATATATTCGACCCTGGAGCGACAGCGCTTGAAAAGGCTGGGCTGGGGTCAGCCGCCCGCTATGCACAGTCAATATCTGACCCGCTACAATTGTTTGGTGATCCAAGTTTGCCCCCTCCGACCACCGTTGAGGACTTCATAGCCCAACGGACGCCGCAAGCGCTTTCATTACTTAGGGGTGGCGCAGAGCAAGCAATTGACCTCACCGGCCAAGCCGCGATTGAAGCCGAAGAAGCACTACAGCCATTTGGAGGCACTACAGCCTTTGACGAGACTGCTGCGTTACTCGGTGGACAAGGTGTAGAGGCGCAACAAGCATCAATCCAAGGCATCCCTGTATCAGAAGCGCAGATGTTCCAAGAGCAGCAGGAACAGGAATCACTTAGACGGCAAGCAGCTGCAAGGGGTGAACTAGGCGGCGGCGCTACATTGGCAGGAGCCATTGACCTTGGCGGCCAACAGGTCCAGCGCCGTATTTCAGACAGACTTGGAGCACTGGCACCCATAGCCGACGTTGAAAGAGGCGTTGCCGGAACCGTGTCTTCGATGCGTGAAGCACAAGCGCAAAGGACAGCCCAAATCAGGGCGGCTCTAGGTCCTCAAGCCTCTAGCATTCGTCTAGGCGTAGCCCCAACACAGGTTGAGGCTCAAAGCGCAGCCGCAGAACTGAGCGCGCTCAGAAGGGCTGGACAAATAAGCACGGTCGGGCAAATAGGCACACAGGCTGCGCAATTGTACGGGGCGCTGTCGGCCAACCGCCAACCGGCACAACCACAAGGCATCACAACTCAAGCCTCGTTGACGGGTCAATCAACCTCACCCATCCAGCTACAGCCTGGACAGGCGATAGGATAAAGCATGGCTATATCACCAGTAACCGCACAAGCCCTGGCTAACCCGATGGTCCCTGACATTGCTGGGGCCTTCCAAAAGGGACGGCAGTTCCGTCAGCAGCAGGACGAGCTTGCCCGGCAACAGAAGGCGCGAGAACTCCAGAGCCGTGTGGTTCAGTCACAGTTTGACCCTCAGTCGCAACTCTTTGAGCTTGCCGGGGTGGACGCACAGGCCGCACTGACGACTATGAACGCGCTAGGGATACCAGTAACGGCCCCTGAACGCCTTAAGCAGTTCGCACAGCAGACCCAACTGGCTTTGGGGCTTGCTGAGTCGGGACGGCCCCAAGAGGCGCTACAAAGCGTCTTAGACTACAGGGCCAACCTCAAGTCGAAAGGGATCGACACGTCGAATATTGACCAGTTCCTTGGGCAAGTTGAACAAGCTCCTGACGGGGCGTTGGAAACGCTGCGAGGTTTTAATCAGCACTTTATGGCAATGGGGCTAATTCAGCCTGCACCGCTGACTGAACAGGAGAAATCCGACATCCAGCAGTCTAGGCAACTAGCTGTCGAAACTGAAAAACAGCGTCTTGCTCAAGAGCGTGAAATAGCAGTGGCTGAGCGGAAGGCTGAACTAGCTCAAGAAAAAGGCGCTTCTGAGTTTGCCGGTATCGCGGAAATGGAGTTTCTGATTAAGGATCTATCTCCAGAGGATAAGGCAAAGGCAAAGCGGGTCAAGCTAGGGCTAGACCCAAGGGCTTCGGAAAGCGCTGTATCCAAGGCCATGAAGGCTCAGGCGGTAGAGATGGCGAAATTAACGGCACAGTTAAAGTTGGCCCCCCAGGTTGCCGGTGCTGTCCAAGCCGCTAAAAACGAATCAAACATCCTAGCAGATGACAAAAAGGTCGAAAAGTCAAACCAGAAGGCTTGGGATGTGTATGATGGCTCAATGCGGAACCTTAGCAACTCGCTAGCCGGGACTGAGACTGGCCCGTTCGCTGGGTTGATTCCTGCTATCACGGCTAATCAACAGATTGCTGAAGGTGCGGTTGCGGTAATGGCCCCAGTGCTAAAGCAGATGTTCAGGGCTGCGGGTGAGGGTGTGTTCACAGACAAAGACCAAGCGATGTTAATGCAAATGGTCCCGACTCGTACCGACCTACCTGAAGCACGGGCCGCTAAAATTACGGCAATTGACGCAATCGTCAGGGCCAAGCTAGGGATGGCTGACATGGCTACAGGCGTACCCGTCGCCCCGGCAGCACCACAAGCCGCCCCTGAACCTGTTGCGCCAGCCAAGCAGCAAGTAATAGAGGTGGACTTCTAATGGCATACACAATCCGTACCAAAGACGGGATTGTCATAAACAACATCCCTGACGATGTTGCGCCTGACTCAGATGTGCTCAAGCAACGGGTTGCAGATCTGCGTGCATCCAGGCAGGCAGGACCTAAGGCGGCTGTTGATACCGCACCACAAGCCCCGGTGGAGCCTGAAGAAGAATCAAGTCTCCAAAGTTTTGTAGAACCAGCCCTTGCCATAGGTAGCAGCATAGTCGCTGAACCGGCCGCCGGTATTGCTGGATTATTCCAAATCCTCAACCCTTGGGCTGAAGAAGGCGCAGGGGCTAGGGCTGTTGAAGCGACACGCGAGGCTCTAACCTTCCAGCCGCGCACAGAGGTTGGCAAGCGGACTGTCGCAGAGGTTGGCGGCGTGTTGGCTCCTGTAGGCGAAGCCGCTGAAAGTGTCAGTAAGGGGCTTGGTGATACTGTTCTCGACCTCACAGGAAGCCCCGAGCTGGCTACTATGGCGTTCAGTGCACCCACGGCATTGGTCGAATTGCTTGGGCTCAAGGGTCTTCAAGCCATGAAACCAGGAACACGCCTTCTCGACAAAGCTGGACGCCCCACCAAGACGCTCCGCAGAGAACTTAACAAGCGCGGTCTGGACTTCGATAACCTTTCGCCTGAGATTCAAAAGGTTGTACCAGAGACGGTTGAACCTGGACGCCTTCCTGGAGCCAACAAAGCCGCAGAAGAGGCAGAGGGGCTCATTAAGAAGCAACTTGAAACAGGCTCCAAGGACGACGCACTGGCAGGACTCAAGATCGACG